AAAGGACACCGGGGCGATGGCGCGAGGAATCAAGCGCACGGTCTCCAAAAAGAAGCTCGAAGCACGCGTTTCAGCCGGCGGGATGGTGCACGGCGTCGACACGTACTACGCGCAGTTTGTCGAATTTGGCACGAAGCACATGCCGGCGCAGCCGTTTTTATTCCCGGCGTGCCGGGCGCACGAAGAGCGGATAGGAAACGCGCTTTCCGAGGCGATGTATGACCTGATCCGGAAAGGCAAGGCGTAGTTATGAGCCACCTAACGGTTTCGCAGGAAATATATACGACCATCGCAACAGCACTCGGAGACACGGTTACCGGCGTATTTGACAAGGTGCCGACCGAACAGCCGTCGCCGTATGTTGTGATCGGACAGCTTCAGAGTCTTGAAGGACGTCTTCTGGATCACTCGGAGCGCATGTGGGCGGTGGATGTCCATATTTGGAGCAGCTATTTCGGGCGGAGAGAGGTTGTGGAGATCGCCGACACAATACGGGATGCTCTGCCGGAGAAGTGGTTTTTTGAAGAGCTCATCGTGTTGGAAGACCCGTCCGGATGGTATCACGGGATTCTGACGATCCGCGGATACGACCGGTAAATCGAAAAAGGAGGAAATGTAAATGGGAGCAACTGCAAGCAAGGTTTCGGTTCTCAAACTGAAGGTGGGCGAGTCTGATACGCCAATCGGCGAGGTCCGGAGTTTCAACATCGAAACTGCCCTCGGCACCATCGACGTTTCAACACTCGCCACGGATTGGAAGAAGTTTTTGGTAGGTCAAGCCGGATGGTCCGGGACACTGGAGCTATTCTATGATCCTACAGATACGGCACAGGCAGACCTGGTCGCAAAAGCCACGGCGGGGACGTTGTGTAACATCACCGTTCAGCCTCTCGGGGCTGGGTCAGGCAAAACTCAACTTAGCGGCGACTGCTACGTTACCGGTATGACCATTTCCGGGGCAACGGAAGATGCCGTCGGAATGAGCGTCTCTTTCCAGGGCACGGACGAACTGACGTTGAGCACCGACGCCACATAGGAGGTGTCGTGAATGCCTGCATTTGTCAGCAAACGGGCAATTGTCCATTTGGACGTGAGCGGCACCCCTGAGCAGATCGGCGAGGTGAGAAGTTTCACCATCGAGACGTCGCTGGGCACCATTGATGTTTCGACGCTCGCAACGAACTGGAAAAAATACCTCGTCGGGCAGGCGGGTTGGTCTGGAACGCTCGAAATATTTTACGACCCGACCGACGATGCGCAGGAAGCGTTGGTCACACAAGCTCTCAGCGGAGTGGAATGTTCTTTCACCTTTTTACCTTTTGACGCTAACGAACGATACCAACTCAAGCTCGGCGGCGCCACGGGCGGGACGTTCACGCTCGGCGACGGGGACACGATCGAAACATCGGAACTTGCTTACAACGCCGGGGCTGCGACAATTGCGGCAGCGCTCAACACGGCGTATTCCGAGACGGAGATCACCGCCGTTTGGGGCGAAGAAGGGGCACTGATCATTGAATTTCCCGTCGGAGTCGAGGCGAACCTGCAGATCATGGATGACAACCTGACTGGCGGAACCGGTGCTTCGTGCCTCTTGATTACCGAGCGTTACGAGGGCACGGGTTACGTCACAACGTGGAGTGTTTCCGGAGCGACCGAGGACGCCGTCGGGGTGTCCGTATCGGTGCAGGGTAACGGCGAACTCAAGCTGAACGCATAGGGGGTAGACGATGAAACTGGCCGGAAAGGAAATGGAACTGAAGTACAGCGTCAACTCGATCCGGGCATTGATCCGCGAGACGGGGAAAACACCGATGGAAATTATGCAGAATGGCTTCGACCCGAGCGACTTCGAACTCGGCATCACGCTCATTTGGGCCGGACTGCTCTGGACGAATCGAAAGGTGACACCCGACATTGTAGGGCAATGGTTCGACGACGAGCCGGAAGCATATTTACCGGCCGTGACCGAGGCTGTTCAGACTTTCTTGCATGCGTTTCAGCGGTCGCTCGGCGTGAAGCCCGAAGAGGCGCAGGACGAGGAGCCTGACGAAAAAAACTGAGTGCGGGGGACTGGGAACGGGCGTATGAGGAGATGGCGCTTGCGGCACTCGGTCCCCTGAGGCTCACACACGAGGATTTATGGCGACTGTCATGGGGCGAAATTGAAGATCTGGTCTACGCTTATCGGTACCGTGAGTATCTGGAATCGGCAAAGCGCGCACAACATGCGGCGTGGATCATGAACGCTTCAGGGAACCTGAAACACCCCGTCCGCGTTGAGGACCTGGTCGGTCACTGGGTAGATGGTCAGGTAATGTCAAAGAGCGAGTATTTTGAGTACTGCAAGGCGAGGATTCAGCGCAACAAGGAAAAGCGTCGAAAGGGCGGTGACTAGATGAATGGCTAGAAGGCGGAACATCAATTACATCTACGGTGCGGACCTGAGTAACCTCGAGAAGGCGTGGAAGCGCATCGATCGAGGCATGAGACGCACCGCCGCACAATTCGAGCGCACTGGCAAGACGATGACCAAAGCCTTCACAGTCCCGCTCGCCGCGATCGGCGGAGTGGCGGCGAAATCCGCATACGACGTCGACAAGGCACTGCAAAAAATAGCCCGCGGAACTGGCGCACAGGGCGAAGACCTGAAAGGACTGGAAAAGACATGGAGGTCCCTTGCGGGGACCGTTACACAAAGTTTCGAACAGTCCGCGCAGGTTCTGGCGGATTACAATACCCGCCTTGGCATAACCGGGGATCAACTGAAAAACCTCTCCAAACAGGCGCTGGACGCTTCGAGAATGCTCGACGAGGACGTGAATAACGTCGTTTCACAGTCCGCGAAGGCTATGCAGGACTGGGGCGTCAGCATCGAGGATCAGACAAAATTTCTGGACCGCCTTTTCAGAGCCGCGCAGTCCACGGGCATTCAGATGGGTACCCTTTCGACACAGCTCTATAAATACGGAGCCGGGCTCCGTGGCATGGGGTTTGACCTTGAATCATCTATAGCCTTGCTTGCTCAGTTTGAAAAACAGGGCGTCAATGTTGAGAAGATCATGGGCTCGCTTTCCATGGGCCTCGGCCGCATGGCTCGGGAAGGGATAACCGATGCGGAGGAAGCCTTCAAGCGGCTCATAATCGAGATACAAAATGCGGAAAACGTGACAGAGGCGACCAGGCTGGCAATCGAGGTGTTCGGTTCCCGGGCCGGTCCGGACATGGCTCTCGCCATACGCGAAGGACGTTTTTCAGTCGAAGAATTGATCGCCACGCTTCGCGAGGCAGAGGGCGCAATCGCGGACGCGAGTGAAAGGACGAAAACGTTTGGCGACCGATGGGCTGAGACGAAAAATAAAGTCAGTCTCGCACTTGAGCCGATCGGACGTGAAATCCTCAACCTTGCCGAATCGGTCATGCCAAAGCTCGAGGCAGCGGTGGACAAGGCGGCCACGTCGATCGGTGAGATGAGCGACGAAACGAGAAGAAAAATCCTCGCGCTGGCCGGTGTTTTGGCCGTCGGAGGGCCGTTGCTGCTTGCCATAAGTGCGACCATCAAGGCGATTTCCACATTGGGCGGGGCCTTTCTGGCGCTCAGCACCGGACCTGCCGCGCCGATTGTGTTGACGATCGCGGCGGTTTGGGCTCTGATCGACGCTTACAAGAACCTTGACGCGATTCAAAAGAAAGTTACTGGCATGACACCAGCCGAAGCGCTTGATAGATCGAAATACATGGAGCGTGCTGGCGAGATATACCATGAGCGGTACGGGAAATACCCGGCAACCGCCGTGGATTACAAAAAACTGGATGAAATCATCGACGAGCTGATAGCCGCAGAACAAAAGACACGCAAAGCTACGGTGGACCTCGGCACACAAGCACAAGCTAACATCAAGGGAATTGCCGTGGATGTTGCGCAGAGCATACAGGACAGTTTCGGCGCCATCCCGGACGCCGCGGATACGACCGTTTCCGCCGTGGACCGGGTGACCGCCGCAGGTGAGCGGGCCATGTCGGTCTATGAGCGACTGGCGCATCAACTCGATTACGTTATGGCTGCCGAAGAATACGCGTGGCGGT